TGATATATGCTTCAGTGCCATCTATGGAGACACCCCGCTTAGCCGCATCCGTGACGGCATTGATTTCTGCGTGAATCGTTGCTTGTTCGTGACCATCCCTCACAATTGAGGTGTGATTAGAACCACCAAGGAAGCCATTGTAGCCCATACTTATGAGACGGTTGTTCTTTACAAGGACGCATCCCACATTGAGTCTATCACATGGCGATCTAACCGACGCAAGTTCTGCGGTCTTCATGAAATACTCATTCCATGAAATCCTGGAAGTCATATATATCTATTAGCGTAAATCTTTATCCGCTGTGTAATATGTTTTCCCTTTTGTGACAAAACTGTGAACCCTCGCGTATCCCCACGCTTGTGGAGAAGCTCCCGGACGATGCCCAGTTCTCCACGCAGCGAGACCTCTGTTATATACCGTTTGAAGTGTCTTCAGGGGTATCTTTGTAGCCTTCGCTATCTCTGGGAGGGACTTGACACCTGGATACTTCTTTCTAAATCGTTGGGTATATGAAGATGTGCGAGTCTTTACACCCTCATCCGTCTTGAAATCCGCGTAATCCTTCTTGAGCATCTTTTTGTAGCGAGTCTCCACAGACTTTAGGGTTCTGAGACCACGAAAGTATTTGAGGGGTGCATAGATTTTACCCTCGGTTCTGCGCAATTCCCTAACCTTTTTAGATATTTCCTGATCAGTGAGAGGCATCTTAATTATTATGTAGATTTAATTCAATGGATTGGGGTGAAGAAAAACCAATTCCAGAAGATGAGAGATCCTGTAACATTTTCTGTAACTGCTGTTTACTAAGTTCTATGACGGGATTAATGGTTGGTGGTGTGATGATAAAAATGTATTATGCTGGTTATTTGTGACGCAGATACTTTACAGCTTCTAGAATGTTTGAAAAAATTTTGTTACCAAAACGAACTCTACCCGACTTTGCCGACACCCACCCCTTGTGTCCATCGTAATAACACCTTTGAATGTCAACCATTATAAAAACAAAAGATTATTTTAAAAGAAAGGTAAAAATGGGTCTGACAATTATTATGGGAAATATGTTTTCAGGTAAAACTTCGGAACTCATTCGCCGACTTAAGCGTTACAAAGTTATCGGCAAAAAAATTGTAGTCATAAATTCAGCGAAGGATACGAGATCGCCTGAGGAAGTTCTCAAGACCCACGATGGTGTTGAATTTCCATGTCTCAAAGTTGAACATATTTCTCATTGTATCATCAAAGAATCATTCTGTAATGCCGATATCGTAGCTATAGATGAAGCACAGTTTTTCTCAAACCTTCAAGAATTTGTACAAATGTGTCTCTTCCTTAAAAAATCAGTCATCATGGCAGGTCTTGATGGAGATTACAAGCAACGAAAGTTTGGAGAAGTCATTGATTGTATTCCGTTGGCGAGTGATGTTGTAAAGTTGTCGGCTCTCTGTATGGACTGTAAGAATGGAACACCTGGACCATTTACGAAAAGAATCGTTCAAAGTGATAAACTTGAACTCGTGGGTGGTAATGAAAGTTACAAAGCAGTGTGTCGCCGCCATCTAGAATCTATGGATGTCCAAAATAAGAACGACTCTTTTCTGAAGACTGCGTTTAACAAGGCGGTGAAATCGGGAATGATCAAATAGAAAGTCTTTTCCAGGTTCATGTTGATGCCCACCATTTTCGGTGTAAAGTACACAATGCTTACCACCCTTGATTGTTAAGTGGTATCTCAGCATGAGATTACTCTCGGCACGATGTGCGGGTATGGTCATTGGACCATCTATGACTGCAAACATTGCGGTCTCTTTATCTATACACGAAACCTGATCAATTATTTTTTGAACTTCGGGGAAATCCTTGACTTTGTAGTAATAATAATTATTATTCTTCTTGAACCAGGGATCAAGTTTATGAAAGTAATGTTTCTTTGCGTCGGCGACACCCTTCTCAAATTCGTATAAAATCCTATTATAGTTTGCTCGTACAAACCATAGATTTGGATAATCCATGATATTGTATTCAAACTTGTGAAACATCATATCCACCAAAGTGTTCCTCATACCAACCAGAGGTCTGAGAGGTCTCTGGAAATAAAGTAGATCTATTGGTGACTTTAAATAATCGTGAAGAACAAGAACTACTGGTAGCCACAGAAGACGCCACATTAATTTCTCAGTATAAAATAAAAATGCCAGGTTACGGCAAGCGAATGGAAATGTTTACCCCAGAGCCCACTGAAGAAGCTCCAGTATTGGAACAACGATTTGTGATGCCACGCGTCACCCTCGTCCAGTTGACCATCCTCGCGATGATCCTCTACTATGCGTGGTCTGTGCGTAAGATGAACAAGGCTGTCGTGTCCACAGCGGCTCTCGCCATTGGTCTCCTCCACATGTATGACCACATGTACCGCGTGAAGCGTGGCGAAGAGCGCCTTTTCTTCTTCCCAGAAGCCAAGAAGGAGGGGTACTGTGGCGCTTGCCAAAAATAAATTAGCTATACATTGTAAGTATGCACGTCAAGATTGTTCGTAGCCCAGATCGTAAAAAGAAGTTCAGGGCAATCCTAGGAGACGGCAGGACTGTTGACTTTGGTGCCAGTGGGTATTCCGACTACACCAAACACAAGAATCCTTCACGAATGCGCTCGTATGTCCTCAGACATGGTGGTCAAATTCCAAAACGTATTGTGGCTGAACGTCAGCCAGCAATGATACACAGAATGATGCGTGATATAGATAAGAGTGACAAAGAAGATTGGAAGTTAAGTGGTATTGGGGGTGCTGGATTTTGGTCGCGTTGGTATCTCTGGAGTCAACCAACGATTCCAGAGGTACAAAGGTTTATGGCAAAGAGATTTGGAATTAAATTTGTATGATAATACTAAATGGCCGCAATCGTTTTAGGATTGTGTTGTGTATCTTCCATGCTTGGAGGTGGATACGTAGCATATAATGAAATGAAAAAATCACAGTTGGAGGAAGCGGCTATACAAAGACAGGAAACCTTCGCAAAAACACCAGGACTTCATGTGTTCTCTGAATGTGATTATAAGGCAGATGGTGTACTTCAAGTGATAGATGAATCACTTCCAAAGACTGCGGAAGATGAAAGTATAATTGATGTAGAGAGTGGTTTTAAATCATTCATTATCACAAGTGGATATAAGGTAGACACATATGATAAACAGGGGTTGACGGGTGTAAAAATGACATATAGCGGACCTCAAAATATGCGATGCCTTAAAACTCCAATTAAAAGTTTAAAATTCTATAAAGCCTAATCATTCTTTGTGAGACCTCGTCTCTTCAGGTTAGCCTTAAGGTCTGCGAGGAGAGCAGCTCGTGGATTGAGGCTCATGGGTCGTGGTGGTGGAGGTGGGGGTGGCATGGTCGCACGTCTTGGTGACATACGTACTGGCTGGGCAACACGTTGTACTCTTGGTTGATTTGGTTCAGCCTCCTTGAGGACCATTTTACACACTTTGATAAACTTCTTGGCACTTTTGGCTTGATTTTCAAGGGATGGCTCAGCCTTGGTCTTTTTGGGCAACTTCGCCATGAGCTCTTTCTTTGAAAGTTTTGTGCGTTTACCCTTGACATCTTTGGTGACGCGAAAGCCTAGCATCTTAACTTTTTCTTTGAGCTTTTCGTACTCCATTTAATATAGGTGAGGAAATTATTGATACCTGACACCGGCTCGTGTCGCCGCATCATCAATTTCGTCAACCATTTCCCACGCCCACAGACACTCTTGTGCGTCTTGGTGTTCACAAATAGAGTGTGCCAAGTCAAGAGCTTCGTGAAGAATCATCTTGAGACGCATCTGCCTCACTGTAATTTTTTTAGGTTCTCTCAAAGAGGGTGCCTCGTACATCTGCTGAAGTGCGACGCGGGTGATTTCAGATTTCTTCTGTTCATAATTGATTTCTTCACTTCTATGGGCTGCGACAATTTGAAGTTTTCTGCGAATGGGTGCTGGTTCAGGTGACCAATACCCAAATTTCTTGAGAGTCTGCACCATTAAATACCTATTGGAAGATATTTTTAAGACCATTTAAGTCTCTCTACAAATCTTCTTAATAAATACGGTGTAAGTTCACTTAAGGAGCCAAATGGCACATATCTATAATCTGGAAAATCCTCACCCATACCTAAAAGTTGTGCAACTTTGTATCTTCTATGTGGAGTACATCGTGCAAATTTGATATCTTCAGAATTATGTGTCGCCAATAGGGTGTGTACATTTTCACTCGCACCCAGAGACATATTGAGACCCTCGCGAAATGATTTATCAACTTCCAATTTATTTGGTAAAAGACCAACCTGTTTACCAAGATAAGCACCCCTCACCAATTTCACACCCAAATTAATACCATGTCTCTCAGCGGCGAGAAGATCCATTTCAAGTTCTTTGAGGGCAGCGCTACGATACATTTGATATGTTTTAAATACATGTGGTTTGTGACGATTGAATTCATGCATCATATCATATGATTCTCGTGAATAAAGGATATCTTCGGCGTCAATACAGACTTGACAATTGTTATTTATCGCGTGTTGAATTATCTTTTTCATGTGCGCCACCGCAAAAGTTGGTGATTCTCTAGATCCAAATGAAGTCATTTTTAGAGCAAACATACTTCCTGGAATAGTTGACATCATGGTCATATTAACATTGCTGACATGTTGTGCGTCATGGAGTTTACAGTTCTCTCTCGCATAATCCAAAATAACTTTAGCGCCAGAGCGATGAACGTCTCTAATGACTTTTGTTAGTTCATGATTGAGTGCTGCATACCTCAGCATATCTTAAAGATATGGTACATTTTTAATACATGGATATGGAGACTCGCACTTTGATAACTAAAGTGCTTCTTCCCCGTATTAGGCAACTTGAGGAAGAAGTAGCTGCGTTGCGAAGACACACATGGCCGTATGTTCAATCTCAGAAGGAAACTAATCAACTCGATGACATGCACGCAAAGAGAGACTTTTTCAAAAATCTGGACGATGACACAATCTTGGAACTCTTGAGACTCAAGGCGAGACTCTCAAGAAACCCAGGGCTTCAGGGGAGAGAATATGATGTTATTACGACTTTGCGGAATAATTTTTGTTAGTGTATATTAAATGGCATCGTTCTTGGTTTCAGCACTTGGATTTAATATACTACCAGGTGCGGGATTATTTACCGCGCCTGTTGTTGCATTTCAAAAAGATAAAGATCTTGATGCGAGTACCATGATATCTCTTATCTGTTCGTGCTTGTGTTCAGCTATGGTTGTGCAGAGAATGGTAAATTTTCCATTTAAATCACCACCTATCATGATGATGTTGGCTGCCTGCTGTTTCTTGAGTTGTTGCTCATCTGTGATGTTAACTAAGGATACTTATGATCGTTTTACTCATAAATCGGAATAGTTTAGAAGAAATCATCCGTTCTGTACATATTCACCGTGTATGAACCAGTTTTACCAGTTACTGAAACTGATTCATTCCCATATATCTCTTCACACCCAATATCTTCCATACAGTCGCGCGCGTTGTGTGTCACGGGAACCGGGTACAAGTTTTCACCACCCGTTGTGGTATAATAGTGATAGCGATCCCTGCGTCCTCTGACCTCTTTACCGTATAGGGGGAGAGTTTCTTCTCCGGAACCCACGAGAATACCCATTTGTTGCATAAAACCGGGTTTGTATTGTTTGATGGGTGGACCTCTGAATTCGGGTTCGCGGCGCCTTTGTCGCCTCTCCATTGGTCTTGGAGGAACTGGCATCACAGGCACTTCCACTGGAACTTCGACAACCTTAGGGTTATAGTATATGTATCCCAAAACGAGAGCAAGTACAATAATAACTAACCACAAGATTTGAGTCTTGTTTTTGTTCTTTATCTTCATTTATAATAGTTAAGGAATATTATTCAGATAAAGACATGAAGGTACTCGCCATAGATATTGGGTATCATAATATGGGACTTGTCCTCGCCGAATGTGGTAAAGGTCCAAAGGTAGATGTAGAATTCATGAAGAAGGCAAGTCTCGAAGACTATAAATATATTCACTCAAATGACATCGTTGATCTCGTTCCGTTATTTGTAGATGCACATGAACATATTTTTGAAAGTGCTGATAAAATTCTTATAGAGAGACAACCACCTGGAGGGTTTACAAACATTGAGGTACTTCTAAATTACATGTTCAAAGATAAAGTCATCTTGGTTTCACCTGTGAGCATGCATACACATTTTGGTATGAGACACCTAAATTATGAGGAACGCAAGGAGCGAACTGTCTCCATTGCAGATAAATATATTGAGGGTGAAATACCCTACGAGAGGAAACACGATATTGCCGACGCACTATGTATGATTTTGTATTATAACTTTAGAGTTTCCGTACACTTTTTTGATAAATTTAGGTTTGACGGGCCTCGGCTCTAATAATTTCTAATGCGTTTGCCACAGATTCTAAAGCGTCAAACATTGTCGCCGCACTACGCTTTTTACAGCACACTCGAATATTTTC